TAGCATCCGAGCGATGTCCCTCGAGTGCCGGCCGATCTTGTGGTACGCGACCAGCGAGACCTGGCCGGGGGACCGTAGCGGGTAGTCGACCCCGTCGATGCGGACGGAGCGCTGCTCAGCGAGGGTGTCGAGTGAAAGGATCGGTTCGGCCATGAGGTTCCTCCCTCTTCGCCTGTATTACGAGTCCGATGCCGAGGCGGGATAGCTCCTCCTGGAGTACCCCGAGCTCAGCCTTGCACCTCCGCAGGGACGAGCGGTGCTGGCGGATCGCGGCCTTGTGGCCCCGTATCTCCGCCAGCATCGCCTCGACCCTGGGGTCCGTCACCATCCCCGCCCTTACGTGGTGGGGTCCGCGTTCTGCGCGAGGATCCGCCCGAACCGCTCCGCGTTGTTCCCGGCGTCCGGGTCTTCGAGCGCGAGGAACTCGAGCATGATCCCCGCCGGCTCACCCTTCACGTAGACCACTTCGGGCTCGCCGATCTGGACCACCACGGGGACCTCGTACTGCATCGGCCACCCGTCGCCGTAGGGGCCGTTGGGACTCTTGACGAGTAGCGCCCGACGCTCGACGGAGAGGCCGCGAGAGAGGCCGAGTTCCTTGTACCCCGCGACTCCGCTCGAGGCCGCGTTGGTGCTGACGGTGTTGTGCTCCAGGGCCTTCGCGTACTCCTCGAGGGTCACGTCCGCGAGGGTGAGCGAGATGTGTAGCTCCTCCTCGGTACGGAAAGCCTTTCGGGGTCCGGTACTCCCGAGCGCCCGGAACGTCTCGACGGTCTGGTTGTGCGTCACCGTCACGCCGTCCTCGGTGTAGTTCAGGTCCCCGGAGGATCCGATCTTGACCCACGGGGCCGTCGGGTCCGCGTCGATCAGCGGGAAGGTCGACCCCTCGGGAGCGAGGTACAGCGTGAACGGCTGCGCGAGGACTTCGTACGGAGCAGACATCTGTAGGTCTCCTGTTCTCTACCTGCTCAGAGCGTAGCTGAGCTCACTCCGCAGGTTCGTTTCCAGTGCCTCACGTCCGCGGTCCGCGGCGATCGGCAGGTACTTTTCGAACACCTTGACTAGCGACGGACCGTGCAGCTCCCGGATCGGAAGTCCCGACCGTCCCCTCGCCGTCCTCACCGTCTTCGCCCGGCCGGGCCACCTCTCGAAGACTCCCCTGTGTCCGGACGGCATCGTCTCGATGAACGCGTGCGGGGCTCGGCCGCGCCCGCCCGGTAGCGAGTACGAGACTCCCCGCCCGCGGCCCCGGGAAGGCTCCGGCCCCCGAGCCTTGAACTCGATCAGGGGAAGCCTCTTCCCGGAGATGGTCAGTAGGATCGCGTTATCGGAAGGCTGCGTGAGCGTCATCGCGTCCTTGATCTTGGCGGCCGCGATCCCCGTGTCGGTCCGGATATTCTTGGACATCTCCGTCCGCGCGGCGACCCCGCTCCGGTAGACCGCTCGACGGATAGCCCGCGGGAACTTCCCCCGTAGGGAGGCGACCCCGGCGCGGAAGTCCGCGTCGTTTACCTTCACGGTGACCGCGGTACTCACGGCGCCCCCCACAGTTCCTTTAGCCGGAGACGGTATTCGACGACGGCCCCAACGTACTCGCTTCCCTCCTGCCGCTCGAGCGGCTTGACGGATCCGCGCTCGAGGCCGCGGGCGAGGAGAATCCCCGCGAGGTCGTGGTCCGTCTCGACGGCCGTCTTGATGTCCCCGACGATCTGCTCGACGGTCAGCCACGGCTGGTCGACGTCCGCCTTGACGAGCGCGCCGACCTCGACGGGTAGCGTAACCGCGATATGCTCTCCCTGGTAACCCGGCTCGTCCGTTCCGATCGAGACCGCGATCGCGGAGGTAGGGTCGTCCGGCCCGAAGGTCGGCTCCTCCCCGACGAGGACGTGCGCTCCCGCATCGGTCTCGTACCCATTCGAGACGGAGATATCCTGGAGTCGGGCCTTTAGCTCGACGATGGCCGAGTACCTTCGGGTCGTAGCCACTCCGGGACTCCTCTAGGCCGGGAGTACGATACAGCGGTAGTGGTCGTGGTCGACTCGATTCGCCGCGTCGACTCGCCAGTCCCGGGCGCCGGCGCCCGAGAACTCCTCTACGGTCACGATCGTCCCTCGTGGGACCTGCGGGAGACCCTCGAAAGGTAGCGAGAGGACTCGCCTCGGCTCCGCGCGGCGGAAGTCCCCGGCAGGCGGGGATTCGACGGTGTCGTACGGCAGCCAGATGGCCGTCGTCTCCACCGGCGAACCCCCGTCCGGGGTCACCGTGGCGGGGAGTCCGAAGGCGGCCAGCGCGCCTTCGATAGGTACCCGCAGGTCCACGAGGACGATCTCCCTACTACGTGGTGAGCGTGACCTTGACCACCGCGTCCGGGCGGAGGCAGATGGTCAGCGGGTTGCTCTGGGTGTGGATCTTGACGAACCGCTGCAGCTCGGGGTCGACGAACGTCTTGGCGTACCCGGGCAGGCCCAGCGTGTTGACGGTCTCCACGAAGTCGGCCGGCGCGAAGTACGTCCGGAAGATGTCGACTCCCTCGGGGACGAGGTACGCCTCGTCCGCCGCGATGTACGACGTCCCGCCGCGGTACTCCTCCCAGACGATCCCGCCGAACGAGAACATCCGCGAGTTGGGCCCCTGAGCCAGGAGCGACGCGGGGTCCGCGTAGCGGAGGGTCTGCGTGACGCCGAGGTCGGACCGGAGCGTGTCGAAGAAGTCGGGACCGCAGAACGCGCGGTACCCGGTCACGGAGGCGGCCCCGAGGACGGCCTCGACCGACCGCTGCAGCGCGACGCACTCGGCACGGAGCGCGTCACCCTCGTCCGTGGAAGCGTTCGGGGAGAGCGTCCCGGTCGACTGGGACACCCCGAACTTGGTGAAGAGGTTCACGAGCGTCGAGGCGTCCGCGTCCTTGACGATGCCCTGGATCGCGGAGATGCGCATGTGCTCGAGCGTGACCTCGTGGTCCCGGCGTAGCTCGGCCAGCCGCTCGTTGACCAGCTGCGACACGGCCTCGGTCTGGTCCTCGCTGCCGAACAGGCGGACGTTCTGGACCTCGTCCGCGAGGATCGTCGCGCCCTTCTCCAGGTGCGGGACGACGAACGACTCGATCGTGCGCTTCTCGTCCTTGGCCGGGGCGTTGTTCTCGTGGGCCCCGCCGCGAGGCGAGGACTGGATGAGGTTCAGTCGGCCGTCCTTCCACTCGATCACCGCGGTGGTCGTCCGGATGCCCTGCGAGCGGAAGAGGCCGAGCTGCCCGATGCGACCCGGCTGGTACGGCGCCTTGATGAAGGCGTCCGTCAGCGAGGTCACGCTGAAGGCGTCGTTACGGAAGATGTCGAGCATAGTTCTTTCCTTCCCCTCTCCGCTTACCCGCGGACCTTGATGCCGAGAGCCTCGAGCTGCGGGATGCCGACGGAGTCGTCGGCGTCACCCCAGACGAGGTCGTCCTCGCGGACCTCGGCGGACCAGTTGATGATCACGCCCGCGAAGTCCGTCGGCGACTCCCCGGCCGAGTTGTCCAGCTCCGCGTAGAGGATCCCCGCCGCGGTCTCCCTGCCGTCCGTCGCCGTCTCGTCGAAAGCGACGTACTTGCCCGTCGCGGCCAGCTTCCCGAGCACCTGGCCCGGCTCCATCGTGGTCTCCGCGGCGACGGTGACCGTCACGTTGTCGCGGCTGATGGTCCCGGGGGCCTCGCTCAGGATGAACTCGCCGCTGTACTTTCCCTCGTTCAGCGCCATGTAGTTTTCCCCTTACTGTGCGGCCTTGTTCAGCCGCGAGTAAACGTCCTTGTAGTCGATCGCCGGCTTCCGCCGAGCGGTCGCGTTGCCCGAACCCGGGAGGATCCCGGACTCGACCTCGACCCTGTCCGTCATCGCCTTCACCTCTCCGACCAGGGCCGCCGCGTCGGCGAGAGTCGCGCCGGACCGGATAAGGACCGGAGCGAGACTTTCCGTCTTGAACTTCGCGCAGACCGCGCGGATCCCGTCCTGCCGTCCCTTCTCCGCTTCCTCGGCCGCGCGCTTCGACGCGCGAGCCTCGACCTCGCCCGCGATCCGGGCGCGGACCTCGGCCTCGGTCGCGGAGGTCTCGACGAGCTGTAGCGCGAACCCGGTGCCCAGCTCGGCCTCCGCGCAGAGCGCGAGGACTCGAGTCGGGTCG